TTCTTTCTTGATTTAAATTTGGTTGGCCCGCCCAGATTCGAACTGAGGACAGCTCCGTTATGAGCGGAGGGTTCTAACCGCTGAACTACGGGCCATTAATAAGTTTGGTGCGGACAGTGGGACTCGAACCCACAAGGCCAATGGCCGACGGCTTTTAAGGCCGTTGCGTATACCTAGTTCCGCCATGTCCGCATATAAGATTATTCACACAAATCATCATATAAGTTTGGCACAGGAGCAAGGATTTGAACCTTGACGAACAGTTTTGGAGACTGTCATGCTACCGTTACATCACACCTGCATACTCTTTATTCACACAAATCATCATATAAAAGAGTATACTTCCTATGAATGCTTTTGTCAAGAGAAAAGATTCTCCAAAATACTTTTGCTAACATATTTCTTCTCCTTTAGTTTATAGATGGATAATACATTATATAGATACGAATGTCAAGAATAAAAAGACCCAGAGAATGTATATATTCCCCGGGCCCTAAAGTAAACTTATTATAGACTATGATTTAGGACTTGTCAAGTATAAAGTTGATCCTCTAAATCTTTTATTGATTTACCCAGATATTCTCGTTTCAATTTCATATTTCTTACCACTTTATCTCTCCCTTGTTTAATTAGTTTTCTTTCATAATGTTCAAGTTCACGATAATCTTTTTTCAAACGGTCGATTTGAGAAACGAGCATATAATGCATTCCTTCGGTTAGTTGATATGTTTACATAACAAATCAGTCAGGGGGCATCAAGTTAGGGTAAACCTCCTTGACTAAAGCAGCTGAAAGACCTTTGAAGGGTTTTTTGTTTTTCATCTGCAATACAATCTTAGCATCCTCTGGATGGATACCTTCTAAAAGATTAATGAAAATAGTTTCTCTCTTAATAGGACGAATGTTTTTACCTTTCTGTCCTACAAAGTAAGCAAAGTCTCTTGCCTTCCTCAAAAGGTTTGAGGGGCAGTTATGGGGATCACAGGCGGTATATGGCGGATCACCCTCTGGCAACAGTAGTTTAATATTGGAATTGTAGCAGCCTTGAATGACTGACTTAAGAGCAAAAGAATCGTGCTTCCGTAAAAGGGCAATCTTTTCTTCTTTCTTTTTGGTTGCTGCTACTTTTTGCAGAACCTCAAAAACATTCAATTTAATCTCATTCATCATCGTCTCTTTTCAAATGTTTCGCATTAATCCGACACTGGATATATTCATTAAAGTAATCATCCCTTAGTAGCACATTATATTCAAACTGATATTTTGCTTCATAGTAAGAACAGTCACCTTTAGTTTTACAGAACCTTAAGATTTCTCTATAGTATTTATCACCACCGACTTCTTGGACTTGCTCCTGAAGTTGCTTGTTTGAACCATAGTAACTCTTCCAGTCAGACTCTTTGGTAACATACTTAGTTTTAGTTCCACCAGCCTTGGTCTTTACCTTGGTTTTCCTGCGGTTCCAGAACAGTTTTTTACCAATGTACTTCTGGTTAGTGTCTAGGTTTTGTATCCTGTAGACGAACCCTACAAACTCTTCTGGAGCATGTTCAGGATCATACTCACCAAATTCATAATACCAACCATAATATTTTTCAGACATAAAAAAAAGTATCCCAATTATTTCTAACTGAGATACTTATATTAGTCATTAGTCACAAAGACATCCTGCATCATATTCTGAAATCTCATCATCAGTGAGTTCAGAACCACAATACGGGCAGTGGTTAGGTGGTTCATCATAGATTAGATGAACTACACTCTCCACTTCGCAGGTATCACAGATAATACGGTATTTCATCGTTCTTCTACTTTCGATGCAAGAAGAGCATCTGCCCATCTTTCATTATAGGACATAGCATTTTCAAAGGCAAACTCTCTGCCTCTAATACGAGACAGGAACTGTCCAGCAACTTTACCCATTTTACTATTGCCAACAACTTCTTTATTGTTCTTAGATGGAAAGGCATCTTCTCTATTAGAAGTTCCGATTAGATAAGCTCCTTTACCACCTTTAGGAACAATGAGCACAGAGTCTTGGTCATACTTTGCACCAAGCATTTTTAAATCTTTTTCAAGATTACCTGTGTCTTTTAGGTCAACTACAAAGAATGATGGTTCTGTAACTTCTTTAGCATTGACAGTGCCATATTGCTCAATATAGTTACCATCAACAGAAGTTACACCATAACCTTTGTTTCTCAAATAACCTTTAAGTTCCCGGTTATTCTTCTTGTTCTCTTGTTTAGACCTATCGTCACGAAATGTGGTAATAGCACCAGTGGCATGATCTTGAGTGTGTCTCCAAATTCTAGATAGACTGGATTCATTCATATCCATAGGAAAATCCTTTTTAATTATAATTCTTAGACAATAACATATTATATAGAAATAGTCAAGACATTAAAAATCTATTTCGCAACTTCCTCCAGCACAAGCTGCTGCACCTAGTGTATCTACATCAGTAAACTTCTTTTCTGACAACTCAGAAATCCATTCTACTTGCGTGTAAGACCTTTTGATCTTTTCCCATTTATGCACAAGATATGCATCTTTCAAACAATACTCAGTTTTCTTCAGATTACCTTCAAGATATTTATCGGCAAATGCTGTAAACCTACGCACCCAATCTTTCTTTAGTGTGTTCTTAGAACTTTCAGCAGAGATATCTTCACCATATCCCTGTGCAGTCATACAACCCATCCAAAGGTCATCAAATGCCTGTAGACCATCTACAACTAGACCAGATGCTAATACAGCAGCCACTCCATATTTTTCAACCATTTTTTCAGCGTCGAGTACTTCAGTGTTTGGCGCTTGATTGAAATCTTTATCGCCAGAAGTAGACAAGAAAGAAATACCAGCAAAGTTATCCCTATTGCTATAAACATATTCAGCAACATCATCCCAATCCTCTACTAGAATAGTATTAGAAACGTTATGTGATACTGTAGGGTCTGCACATAGTTCTGGATTCTTACCAGTGTTTACCCAATGCTTTTGTGCCTTGGCAACTAAGTCAAGGTGGTCAGTTCCAATAAGTTTATCTTTCAGAATAGAACCTTGCTTGGGTGTAATAGGGAACGAAACAACAAAGTCAGTTCCATTAGCAGACCATACAGAGTCTTCTACCATGTTAGGGTTAGTCTTAGCAATCAACTGTGCAACTTCAGAGTCTTTGTTCAGTTGAATGTTTCTAATGTATTGCTCAGAGTGTTCAGCATGAATTCCGCTTGCAGTGCCAAGGAGTACAGAAGCATTGCCAGAAGGCTTAACACAAGTAGTCCGAGCAGCAGCATTAATACCAAGTAACTCAGCAACTCTCTTATTAGTTTCTTTAACAATCTCTGCACCCTTTTCTAGAATCTTACCATCAAAAAGAATATCAGGATTATTCATCCATCCAGTGATAGACACACCAAGAAGTGCTTCACGGTCAAAGATTGCTTTTGTTGTATCAGGCAAATATGTAAAATCTGTATATCCTGCCTGTAGTGTGCCAAGAATAGCACCAGCTTCACATGCCTTGTAGAATGACTCTTCGTCTACACACATTCCACCGTTAATCTCTGTCAGGTTACAACCCTGCCAACCAGACTCACCATCAATCTGTGGGAACATACCAATCTCTACACATGGATTAGTTGTATGCTCAGTAGATTCTACAAATACAAATCCGGGTTCACCAAACTGCTTAATGCTGTCCATGATACCCATAAACTGTTCTTTGGTAGTTTCTTTACGAACAATAACAGCAGAGTTATTAGACCTTGCACGTTGTGGATTATCAGTAAACCAGTTGCCTGTCTTGGCATTCATCATCTCTGTATCATCAGGAGAGAACAGGCAGATAGTAGCAGACCGACGCACACCACCAGACAGAACAGCATCAGCACAGTGCATAGCAATATCATAGACATGAATAGGGCGTAACTGCACAGGTTCCTTAGAACCCATTACAACACCTTGGATAAGGTATTCAATACGGTCAAGTGCCTGTCGCAGACCATCTGGACCCGGTGCTTTAAATCCACCAGAAATCTTTGCACCCTTGGGACGAATGTTAGTCATGTCAAAGAATACTCTACGACCTTCAAACTCAGGGTAGTTACCACCACCAACAAAGTAAGATGACATAAGCACGTCCAGAGCAGAAGCCCAACCTTCAATACTATCTTCTACAATATAACCTTTTGCTTGCTTCTTACGTTCTTGGATAGCAGGAAGTTTATTAACATGGTGGTTTTGAACAGAAAAACCTGCACCTGCACCACACAAAAGAATATAGAAATATTCACCAAAGAAAGATGCACGATCTACATAAGAGGATGTGCAGTTATACATTTTCATCTGATGTTTAAGCAGCTGGTCACCACCAAACTGTAAAGCACGTTGTGCGCCTAGAACACGTTTTTCTTTATATGCACTACTAGCAGTTGCCATCTCATTTGCAAGTGCAGTAGACATCTTATCTTTATAATAACCTTTGTGCATTGCCATTACACGGTCAACAGATTCATCCCAACTTTCATATCTGTTTTCGTCGTCAATATACCGTGAATAACCTTCATAGAATTTAGTTTGGGACAAAAAATCCCTCATGTCTAGACCGTTTGTCATAGAACCTACCTCTTATTTTGTATGGATTTGTGTAATTAGTGTATTACTTATACTATCTTATTTTTTACACATTGTCAAGTTATTTTAGTTTTTCAACTGCCCGTGAACCAAACCAAAATGAAATGATTGCTGCAAAGATAGATTGGGATTGAGGATCCCATATTACATCAGATATTGCTGCCATGTCCTGTCCTGACCGCATTGCTTCCATTACAAGGACTATTTTATAGAACAGAAAGAAACCAAAGAAACAGTATGTGATGATTGGTCGCACACCTTTTTTCAGTCCTGCAAAGAACCCTGTCTCTTTAGAGATAGCAATATCATGTTCGATTAGACGTTTATGTTCTTCATGGTGAGCCATGTCTTGTAGATGATCAAACTCAGCATCTTGCATCTGCATCTTAATATCAGCAGACATTTTCATCTTAGCAAGTTCATGCTTCTGTTCACGACCTTTATTAATCGTCTCCAAAATCTTTGGAGCAAAGGAAGTGCCGAAACCTAGAACAGAACCAAGAAGTGCAAACATATATTACCTTTACGATTCTTTAAAGGTTTTGTTTTTGAGCGTATATACTGTAACTCTATTGCTGGAGTCATCAATATCTACACTAAACCCCATTTTACTAGCAAACTTTTTTATCATCGTATTGTATAATCTAGAACGACTCAAATTAGTCGTGCTTTTAGAAACGGGTCTTCCGTCAAAAGCAGCATCAAAAGTGTCATCATCATATTCTTTATCTGCACTAAAAGTTACAGTTTTGATTTCATCTTTTTCTTTATCAATAATCATTTTCAGACCTTGAATTACTGTAGAAAAAATTCTAAATTGGTCACCTTTACCTGTTTTAGAGAACCTATTGCCTACCGAAAAATCTAATTCAAAATTATTTTTTCCGAGTCTACCAAAATTCTCTAAGCTTATACGAATTTCACCTTGAGGACTATCAGCTGTTAGTGAAGCCATTTTTCTATCTTTCAAGGCAATATTAATCTTTTTGAACTTGTAAGGTTTATCAAAAAGTTCATTCAAATATTCTTCACTTAGTTCATCATCTTTCTTTTTACGTCTCACAAATGCCTTAAACTTCATATGTGTAGGAGGCATAGCAACATCAGCAGTAGTGGTGCCAGCCTCTTCGTTTTCAATAGTCTTCTTTTTCTTTTTCTTGGGGGTCTGATCTACATACTCTTCTAGGAGTGTAGAGATGGATTCTTTATCCCCCTCATCAATACTCATTTCGTTTATTACAGTCTCTGTATCAACCCCATAACTCTCTCTAAGGAGTGCTAATGCTGCTACATAGGATGCAATACGAGACTTACCACCGGGGAATGCACCAAGCAATCTTTTCATATTAAATGCTAGTCTATGGAAGAGGTTAAATGCGTCTCTTTCAGAAGAAGTAGTAATGTCTTTGTCTGTGCGTTTACCATTCTCATCTACAATACCAAACTCATATGCTTTGGTCTTGTTGAATGGAGTTACCAACAATTTCAAAAATCTATAGGTGTATATGGTATCAGTAACTGTTGAAAGGGACATTAAATCTCTCTTAAAATATTAATAACTTTTGGGTCCATCGTAATACCAACTAGATCAGCAGGTTCAATATACTTTAGGAATACTAAGAATGATTTGATGACAGGCCAGTATTTGTAATCTAATTTTAGTGCCATCATCTTCACACCGATTTCAATACCAAAAACATTACAAAATACAATAATATGATTAATCAATAATCTATCTGATAACTCCCCAGTTTCTAGATACCGATTGATAATTCTTTTGATATACTTGATACGATCAAGGTCAGCATAGAATTCATCAGTACTAGAACACTGAGGATTATTATAATGTTTAGCAGCAACAATAAGATAGTTCTCTTCTGTTACCTCTACTTTTTCACTAAGGATTTTCATGATTTAGATTTGTGCTTCAAGTGCCTCAATCATTTTTGATTTAGTCATAGTAGAATCAAGTTCTACTCCATGAACATCAGCAGCATGTTCTGCCAGTTGTGCCTTAGTCAAAGACCAATGATCTACATCTGGTTCTGCTTCAATCAGAGGTTCAGCAGTAGGTGCTGCCTCTTCAATAACAGGGTCTGCTTCAATGATTGGTGCTGGTTCTTGGATAGGCGCAGGAGCAGGAACATTGTTCTTTTGTTCATTCCAATACTCTGTCAACTGTCTATCAGAAAGTTTTCTAGCAACCAAAAGTTCGCCTTTAGGACTTACCCAACCTTTTTCAGTAGGAATGGCATTTTTTGCCCATGCAGGAGCTTTCAACATATTATTAATCCTTTAGTTATTCGTTTTCATTTGTTGCAGTGCTTTAGTAATACCATCAATAATATTAGACTGAATAGGACTTACAAAAGAGTTATCACCAGCTTTCTGATCACCCATTCTAGGTGGTGTTACCTTAAGAGCATCTTCAATACTCTTTTTGTTTTCAGCAGTAATCTTTTCAATGTCCATACCAACTTCCATAGAGTGCTGGTCTACAAAGTCTTTTTCACCTTTACGAGTAGACAACTGCTTCTCAAATGTATCCTGTGTATTAGCATCTACTCCATGCTGTGCAGTAGCACCCGGTGCTTTTTCTTCTTCTACAGACTCTCTTTTTGCTTTTCCTCTAGGGAAACCAAAGTCTTTGTTTGGAACAAGCTTGCCTGTTCTCTTTGGGTCTTCACCATCTACTGTCTTCAGACCATTAGGGTTTACGCCATGCTTCTTTGCAAGTTTAGTTGCTTCAATAGCAAGGTCATTCTTACCAGATTCAATGGATAGATATCCATCCCAAGAACCAATCTTTTTACCATTCTTGTAAAGTTCTAGCATACCAAAGTTATCACTATAGTCATATTCAACGGTCATGTAAGTGCCAGACATTGCTTCATCAATAGTTTCTTTAGACTCAAACTTCATGTCTTTCTTACCACGAAGAGGACTAGGACGTGCAGTCTTTCTTGCCTTTTCAGCAGCACGACGCTTCTTCAGTGACTTGAGATTAACAGTAGGTTCTTTATCTGCTGCTCGCATACCAGAAGCTGCACCATCAATCTCATTTACTTCATCGTCATCATCGTCTTTCATAGACTTTTTGATTGCCTTACGGCGGTTCTTCAGGTAGTCATCAGAACTATCTACATCACCATCATTGTCGATATCAGCATCTGCTTTACCTACAGGGTCAAGTTTCTTTGCTTCTGATTTAGACTTTGCCTTGTAGGACTTGCCTTCAAATACAAAAGTATCAGCACCTTCGGTTACAGCAGCAAGAGTTGCTTCCATAAATGCTTCTACTTGCTCATCAGCAATAGACTCTGGCACCCATGCAGCACGTTCTTCAGACATTGCCTTTTTCAAAACAAGGTTATGAAACTCATCATCTGACTTTACAGGGCTTTGGTTCTTGCGCATGATTTTTTGAT